GTATTCACTATCAGATTGTGCAGTTCCACTTTTAGTTAATTGTATTTGAAGTCCAACATTATTTGTTGCACCTACAACATTATTAAAAGCTACCATGTACACATTATCATCATCTATTCCTGTTAATACCACAGAACTTACAGCACTTGATACTGTATTTGTTGATACTTGTAATAATCCCATTATGTATCAACCCTTAGTCCATAAGTTCTGAATACACCACTATTTATTGGTCTTGAATTACTTTCAAATGCTTGAAATCCTGTTACTGAACTTAAATCTGTCAAAATTTGTATCATTTTATACCACCTTCTAGTTTCAACTGCTACTTGATTTATAGCAAAAGTAAAAGATGAACTAGAAAATGGATTAAATATATATGCTACTCCACTTACTACTTCTGGATTATCATCTGGATTTCCAAAAAAATTATCCCATTGTGTGCCATTAGTTGCTCTGCTCTCTGTATCAGAGGTTTCAGCTTTTAAAAGTAAAAAACCATAATCATACTCTGAAGAAGTAATAACACTTCCACTTGAATTAATTAACCTAGCGTTTAGAGGTGTTGCTGTACTTCCTGCTGTTGAAATGCCACTAAAAGTAATTTTATATATATCAAAATCTGAAGAAAAAACATCTGTTACATTAACTGTGCTTACACTTGTGCTTACAGTAGTTTCATTTAATAATCTTAGGTTACTCATTGTTTCACCCCATATAAACTTGCAGTACAACTAAAATTACCACTTCCATTAAATAATTTTATTTGATTTACTGTACTAGCTTGTCCTAGTACTCCACCACCAAAAGCTGTAATAAATTCGGTTAGATTATTCATACCACATGTTTGCATTGTTTGAAAACTATTCTTTGCACTATTTCCTAAATTATAAAAATAATTATATGAAACTTGTTTTTCATTTGTTGAATTACCTGTATTAAATGTAGCTCTTATATAAGTTGAACTTGTATCTTGTACTTCACCCCTTGACCCATTTGCTGTCATAAATTCAAAAGCATATTGATATACACTACCACTTTGCTCTACTCCACTTTCAAAAAACCTTACTCTTATATCTGTATTGTCTGATATAGGTTGATAATCATTTATTTGTAAAAAATGTACATCATAAACATTTTCTTTTATATCTGTAAAAATTGCAGAAGATACACCACTTATAGATTTTTCTTCAATAAGCTCTAAACTACCACCTAGAAAACCATCTTTTTCTAATTCAAGTAATTCAGTAACAGATAGTATTCCTTCATTTTTAACTTGTTGTTTTATCTTGGTAGATATATCTCCAATATAACCAAATGACATAAGCCACCTATGTCTGTCTCAAGAATGTACAAGTAAACTCAGCACTTGATGCTGATGAGCAAAGTCCTTGTAAAACATCTCCAGTCTCACATGTAATCTTTGTATTTAACTCTATGGTTGCTCCAGCTGGTAAAGTAACATTATTTAAAAGATGTCTTAATGTTCCACCAGATTTTGTAAGACTTAAATCAACTGTTACATCTTGACTGCTTGAGTTTACATTTGCCAACAATATTCCTATTGATGTCTCTGTTGTAGATGAAGGCACTGCATCAATTATGTCTGTTGCACTTGTACCTAAAACTCCAGTTGCTGAATGTAAAGTATCTGCCATATTTTCCTTCCTAGCTTAGTGCTAATACTAATCCAAGAGTAACACCAGCTGATGCATTTAACTGACCACTTGAAGCAGTCAATCCAGTTCCAGCTATGCCAGAAACAAAATCAGCTATGCTCTCTTTTTTACTTCCATTACTATCATCTGCATCAATGATAGCGATACTATCATTTGCAACATTGACTGTTGCAGATGCAAGATTATTTAAGTCTGTTGTCATTGTAGCTGAGAATGCACCAGATGTCGCAGATGCTCCACCAGCAAGTCCAGAGTTAGATGCAGTAGTTATTGTAACTCCAGTTATATCTCCATCTCCAATAAAGTTTACCCAAGCTGAACCATCGTAGAATTGTAAAGTATTTGAATCTTTTAAGAAGCAGAACATACCTTCTGCATCATTAGTTCCTAATGCTGTATCTCTAGCTGATGAATCTGCATATACTTGAATAACTTGGTCTTGTATGAATGTTTGAAATGTCGTAGCATCTATCAAGTCTCCAGTGGAATAACTTTGCCAACCTGCTCCTGCCATTATTTATCTCCTTTTATCTCTTTTATCATAGCACTAAGCATAAGCAAATCGTGTACCAATTCCTAATTGTGCTTGACCTAATACCCAAGATGAAGAAGATGCTGGGCTAAGTGTCATTATCCATTGCCAACTTTGAGTAGATGCACTTACACTATGTGATACAGATTCAATGAAGAGTTCATCACTAAATGTACTGCTATCTGGATTTGTAATATTTACTTTGATTCTATCTCCTAAATCTCTTCCAAGAGCATGTTCCCAAATGCTAGTATTCTGTCTTGGATTTATTGTAAGACTATCAATTCTAATAATTGGAATAGCTGTCTCTGATAGCTTTTGTTGAATAATTCCAGCAACATCAGCATCATTTACATTGATTGTAGTTTCAGAAGAGTTTATTGGTGTAAATCTTTGAATCGAGTCAGAGTCAGCAATAAATTGTGTAGTACCACCACTTCTTGTCCATGAATAATTGTTGATAACTTCATTATCATCAAAACCTAATTGAACATCTGTATATGGTAAATTAGAACCAGAATTATCGAATGTAGCTTGAACAGTTGTAGATTTTGTATTAGTAAACTTATATGCCCTATTTCTAAATGTTGCTTTACCTTCTCTATCAATAAAGAACTGACCATTCTCTGCTGTTTCACATTCTCTTAAGCCAGTCAAAACATTTGTTGTTAATCCTTGTGTTATAACTTGTTTTGTTCCAGTATCAATACTTCTTAATGCAGAAGGAAAACCTATTGCATTTAATATTCTTGAAACTCTCAGTGAAGATAGTTCTTGAGCATCTGAATAACCTAACCTTGTCCTTTGACCTAATTCTGTAAAACCAGTTCTACCAACTCTCCAACCAACCGATTGAAATGTTTGGTTTTGAAACAATCTAAATGCATCTATCGCTGTAAATTGAACAATGGAGTCAGCACCTTCTGCTATAAACTTGACTGGTATAACATCTAAGAAACCACGAAAAATTGTATAAGTTTCAGAATCATAAACAGCTTTTATTCTTACTTGCTTAAGTGGTTGTATCTTTGTTCTTCCAGCAGATGAATCAAAGTAAGGGCTAGAAGTATTAGATGGATTAAATCTATTATCTGCATTAGATACATTTAATGTCAATGTACCAGCTCTAAATGCAGATAATTCATCTGACCTACCTCTTGAGAATTGAAAAGACCTTACAAAAGAACTTATGTCTGTAAATGATTGTGATGCATCAAATGGAGAACTATCCAGTGCAATCTCGACTGTTAGTGTTACATCTGAATCGAATGCAACACTCATGTTATAACTTTGATACCATTTCTTGTTGCTCTTCTAACTTGTTCTGCAACTTTGAGAGCAAGTTCATCTCCTTCAAGTTTAGGATTTTCAAACTTAAGATTTTGTGTAAATAGAACTGTACTAGCTACTCTTTGAGATGCTGGAACTCTTGAAGGTATTACATCATTTCCAGCACCACCATCAGATACACCATCAGTATCAAAAGTTTCACTCCCAGTGCTTCCACCATCTCCACCACCAGAGTCTCCACCACCACCAGAACCAACTGAAATATTATTACCACTTCTTATTGCATTAGCCATATTTATTAAATCTTGTAGCTTCATACCAGTCGATTCAACAAGAAGTGCTAATCCATCTTCAAAAGAACCAAGTGCATCTAAATTTTTAAGAGCATCATCTAATTCTTTTTTAGCCATAGCTATCTCAAGAAGATTCTTTGGTGTCTTTGCAGTTACTTCATTAAGTTCTTTTTGTGCTTTGGTAAGTGCTTCTTGTGCTTTTGTAACACGCTCAGTAGCTCTTTGTTCTGCTTCTAAAGCTCTCTCTAACTCTCTCTCAGCTTGTGTTTGTTCATTAGTAGCTCCAGTAGATGCTTCTATTAATTCTGTAAGTTTTTCTTTTGCTATTGCTAACTGAAGCTCTTGTATCTCATTACGCTCTTCAGTTTCAACTAATTTTCTAATAGTTTCTTCTTGCTGTGCTATTGCAAGTTTTTCTTCTAGGGTAACTTGTTTTGCTTTATCTTTTGCATCAGCTAGTTTTTGTTCTGCAACTGAAACTTGCAAAGATGCATTTTCTAATTCTTTTTGAGCTTTTGTAAGATTCTTACTAGCTTCATCTCTATCTTCTTCAGCATCAGTTATTCTATCTTGAATATCTTTAAGTTTGTCTTGAGCATCAACAACTGATTGAAGTGAAGGTAAGAGTTTTGATTTCATTGTATCTGCAAATTCTTTGGCTTGTTCTGTTTGTTCTTCTATCGCATCTGTATTATTCTCTGTTTCTCTTGTAAATGTTTTAAGTGCATCTGCAACAATTTGGTCAGTGGCTAATCTACCATTGTTCATGTCTGCATATTTAGTACCCATTTCAATAGCTTTTTCAGTTGCAGTCCTATGGTCTATTAATTCATCAGTTGTATCTTTAACTGATGTTCCATAAACATCGTATGCTTTTGGTAATTTTGTACCATAAAGTCCAACTGACTTATCTGCTTCTTCAACATTCTTCTTTATTTCTGCACTTAGTTCTCTTTGATTACTTATGAAGTCTGTGAATTTTCTGACAGTCTTTGTTACACCTTCAACTAAAGCAGTAAGAGCTGGTGCAATAATATCTCCTATGAGAATCCCTAGCTCAGAAAATGCATTGTTCATCAAATCAAGTTGTGCTTTAAGTGAACCCATCTGTTTGTTTGCTACATCTTCAGTAGTACCACCAGATTGCATCAAAGCTGATTCATAAGCCCTTATTTCATCTCCAGCACCAGATAATATCTTTACAGCATCAGCAACACCACGATTTAGTCCTAACTGGTCTAATGTAGATGCTTTTAGCTCATCTGACATTGGTGCAAGAACTGTGTCTAGTTCTTCAATCAAGTCTGCAACATTTTTTAAGTTACCACTTGAATCAAACATAGATAGATTAAGTTTTGCAAACTCTTCAGCATTCTTTGCTGTGGCTCTTGGAATATCACGAAGTAACTGGTTTAGTTTTTCTCCAGCTTCAGCACCTTTTACACCTCTATCTGCAAATGCTGATAATACTGCAACACCTTCTTCGATACCTTTGTTAGCTACCTTCAATGCAGAACCAGCTTTGTTAGTAAGTGCTTCAGAGAACTGTTGTACAGAAGAGTTGGCTAATGTGTTAGCTTTTACCAAAACATCTGTAACTCTCGTAAGATTTTCTAAGTTTTGTTGTGCATCATCGACAGTAAGTCCTAATGCAGACTGAGCATCTGTTGCTAAGTCAGTTGCAGTAGCCATATCAAACATACCAGCTTGAGCAAACTTAGCTACTTGTGGAAGTGCAGATATAGACTGTTCAGCATCTAAACCAGCAGATGCTAAGAAGAAAAATGCTTCAGCAGATTGCTCAGCAGATATTCTAGTCTCTCTTGAAACAGATAGAGCAGACTCTTCCATTGCCTTTTGTTGCTCGACAGTGGTGTTCATAATGGCAAGAGATTGTGTCATCTTGTCATTGAATGCAGTAAACTCTTGTACTGCTTCTGTAAGACCTTTAGCTAAACCAACAGCAAGAGCAACACCAGCAAGTTTTGCACCAGTGGCAAGTTTGCTCATCATGTTGCCAGACTTACCAGCAGAGCCACTAAGTGAATTGAGTTGTCGTTTTGCTAACTCAGCACCCTTAGTAACAATATTTATTGCTATATCGGCTATTGCCATTATCTTCCCATCTTCTTATTACGCTCAGCTTCAGCAAGAGCTTGTTGTTTGTTTTGCTCTCCAGTTTCCCATTTATAGAAACTAATCCACTGGTTGTATTCCTTGAAGCTCATTGTAGCTAATAGTTCTCCGACAGTCATGCCTAACTCACGAGCTAGTTTGAATCTGAATATTAAATCAAGATTGTTTTCAAAACTGTTCTGCTTCGGCAGAACCCCCAATACCATTGAGTTCATTTATTTTTGCAAATATCTGGTCAATGACTTTAGCATCTTTTTCATACAACTTATCGATTGTTTCATCATCTAACTCTGGTTCAATAACGCATACCTTGAGTAATTCTTTTTGATAATCAAATGCATCAGCATCATCTTCATTAAGTAATTTACCCAACTTAACTTGCATACCTTTATTGATACCACGAATCAATATTGAGAAACCCCACTCTTCAATCTCAAATTCTTCTTCTGGAACTGAAGGTAGTTTTTCTATATCATCAATAGATAATCGTTTCATGTGTCTCCTCTCTTTAATTATCTTAACTAATGACTACCACGAGTAACTGCACCAGAGCATTGCAAATCTGCTGAGTAAGCGACCACATCTCCGACTGGGGAGCTAAGTGCGTAGTTGGTTAGTATTGCTTCTCCAGTGTATTTTACTTTTCCAGAAGCAGTACCTTCTGGGCTATATTCATACGATAGAGTTGCAGTTTGACCAACAACAGCTCCTAAGATTGCATCAACAGTAGCATCAAATAATCCACTTAAGGATATTGTTGCATCTTTTAAACCAACTATATAAGTTTTGTTTGATGCTCCTAGTACGCTTGTTTCAGCTACATCAGCTGTCTCTGGGAAGTCTACATTGTTCACAAATGCTGATATGTCAGTTAAAGAACCACTTGCGTTATCCAACTTGAATACCGAGCTTTTACCATGTACAAATGCCATTTATCTTCTCCTTAATTATTTCTTCCAAAACCAACTATTGCATTAATAGTTGGAGTAGATGAACCACCAATCGTAGCATGTACTCTTACATACCTGTTGATTGTCGTACCTTCAGCTACTTTTTTAATCTCACTCGTTGCACTTGTTGCTTGAGTGAATGTTATTAAATCAGCGTAAGTAACATTATCAGCACTATGCTGAATCTTTACATCTCCAGTTGGAGAAGTACCACTTACGCTAGTTACAATCAGAAATGCACCACCACCACCAGTTGAACTCGCTGAGTTGTCATTGGCACTGCCTTGCACTCCAGTTGCAGTATAAGCACCAGCATTTAATACGAGACCTATCGTAACTCCATTATCTGCTTGAGCATCTATTGAAGTTGCAACTACATCTCCTACTGGGCTTGATACACCATAGTTAGTAATGTTTGCAGAACCGAACTGGGTTCTATCTCCAGTTTCAAGTCCATCAATACCAACAATTAAATTAAAATCTGAACCACCTAAGAGTGGTTGAAGGGTTGCATCAGCAGTGGCATCAAACAATCCAGTTAATGAAAATGTGCCATCATCTTCTCCTGCAATAAAAGTCTTTACTCCAGATGAACCAAAGTTTGTTGTCTCTGCAACATCTGATGTTTTTGTTACATCGACATTATTAAAATATTCACTGAAGTCCACTGCATTTACATGAACCTTAGTGCCTTTACCATGAACGAATGCCATTACCTTCTACTCCTTCTTCTTCTTCTTCTCATTCTGCCACCACGCCTTGAGCCACTGCCAGAACCATAACTTCCTTTTCCCATTATTCTTCTTCCATTATTTTTGATTCATCTAATACAATACCTTGCATTACTAGCCACTTAAAACTTTTTCCCATTTGTTCTTTTGTAATTGGGTCTCCAACTTCATATCGGTTCTTACCGACATCGATGCCACTCTGTACTATGTATTTCATGCTATTACCTCTACTGTAAATTCACAACCTAAGTAGTCTATGTTATTTATACTATACACTCCATAGTTGTCTGCTTCTACTACTCTAGCAGAGTTTGCGACTCCACCTAGTGTTACATCGGATTCTATCTGAGTTTTTACAGAACTCGAACCACTAGAAGCAAGGAATGCATCTAAAGTATCTTGAGCATCTTGTGCATCAACTCTACTTACATAAAGAAATACTGGAATAGAATAAGTGTCTGCACCACGAGACATTGAAGTATCATACTCAATATTATCTACAACACCTACCACAGCAGTAGGTGGTTCAATACTATCTGGAACAAAACCAAAAACTGTTAGTGATGATATGTTTTCCAAGTTGGTTGCTATTCCAGACCTTATCGATGATAAAGATGCCATTAGACTCTTTTCCTTCCCTTCTTAAATTGTCTCTCAATTTGTTTGGTTGCTACTTGTAATAATACTTTATTTTCTGGCTTTGCATCTCTCAATCCCATTTTTAAAAATGGCACTATCGGTGTACCTTTTTGTGCAATCGAGTTAGCAACAACATAAGGATTCATGCCATGTCTCTTTGCCCACCCAGTAAGTGCTTTGACTGGTGGGAAGTGTGGTCTTGTTCTGTTGAATGGTTCAGACATTCTAAATCTTTTCTCTGGATTACCATGAACAAAAGATGCATGTTTAGCTGTTGCAAAAACTTTTGTCTTGTTAGGTATTCTTCCTTGTGGTTTTACTCTTGTGTACTTAATACTTCTTCTCAAAGCACCAGTATCAACTGGAGCATGTACTTTTGATTTTTCTTTTATAACTTTTCCATAACCATTGAGATAGTTACGAAGTGGAGTCATCATAAGATTGTTAGCTTTTAATCTTTTTCTTAGACTCTCAGCACCAGTTATCTTGACTGTAATACCTGTTTCTGCCATTAGAGTTTGTTCTTGATGTAACCTTTGATAAGTTCTCTTGCATCTGGGTCGAACTTGTTAAATAGTTCAATCTGACCAGTTTGCTCGTTACCTAGAATATTGAATGGTGCATCTTTTCTTTTGAATAGTCTTAGCCCTTGAATTAGGGTTGCTTGTTTGATTGCTTTAGGAACAGCACTATATCCAAACTGTGCTGTTATTTTTACATTCTTAACTATCGTTGGGTCGAATCTCTCTGAGCTTCTGGTATCAAGTATTGCAATCTCAGTGATTGGTGCAAACTCTTCTCCATCAACTTGATTACCAGCATCGATTGGTTTTAGATAAAAGTCTGTATCTATTGTAAGTGTCGTATCATACGAACCATCATCTGTTGTATCAAGTTGCACGACTAATCCACTTGGTGTTGATATATCTGGTACTTCTAGGAATAGAACATTATCTGGAGTAAAGAACTTTGATTCAGAACTTGTCTGATAAAAGAATCTGCCAGTTATTGCATCTATCTGCCTACTTGCACCATTTATAGCATTCTCCAAGTTGGTGTCTTGTCCAGAACCACTCAACCCAATGTAGCTTTTAAGTTCGGCTAGAGTAGTATATCCATTTACTACTGCCATTTAGTTTTACTTACCTTTGTTCTCTTTTGGAGCTTTTGCTTTTGTAGCAATGATATTCAATGCTTTGTAATCTGCATCAGACATCTCTTGACCTTTTTTCCCAATGAGCTTACCTTTAGCCCAACCTTTAGGAAGTCCACCAGTTGTCTCTACACATTCTCCAGCATCATTCATGTAAATATCTTTTTTTAATTCCATTTTTTCCTCTCCGACTATTGAGCCACCATACAAATGATGGCTCATTATAGTCATAATCTAATTGCTTAGATGTTTGTTATGGAACAGAATGCAGTTGGTCTATAAACTGGGAATCCCAATCTGACTGTTGCCTTCATTACCATAATATCTTTTACAAAGTTCTCATCGTGTGAATCAGACATTGCAACTTCCATACCTTGTCTTGCGACAATATGACATGCTTGTCCACCACCGAATACACCAACTATTGCAGTTCCAGCTGGTCTTGTTGTATCAAGAACTACTGGTAATCCCCAAAGGGTGTTACCGACAGCTCCACCGAATTGTCCTGCACCAACGAATAGTGGATTCAATGAACCACTTGTTGTTACTGCATTGACTTCGGTTACAACTTGATACCAGTCTGAAGGGTGCATAACTATTGCATCTGGGCTTAGGAAGCTATCTTTTTGTATTTCAGTGATTGCTTCATAAATTTGTCCAATTCTCTTTAGGTTTCCACTAAATGAACTGAAGTCAAATGTATTGATTCCAGAAACATTTAATATACCTGTCAAGTTTGAACCAGAACCAGAACCAGCCATAATCTGGTCTGTTACTGATAGTTGAACCATTGTTTGTAATCTTGAATCAAGATAACCCTGTACTGCTGAAACATCAGCAAGTAACTCTTCAGTAACTGGTAAGAATGAACCAATTTTTCTAATGTTCTCTGTCTTTTCAGTAAATGCTAATGCATTTTCTCCAAGAGCTGAACCTTCAGCTGTTGGTGCAGAGTTGTTAGTAAATGTGGTCTCTTCTAGGTACTTGTATTGAAACTGGTCAGTATTGATTGTATCAATTAAGTCCAAAATAGTATTTGGATTTCTGATTGCAGTTGGCACTACTAAGTCCGACCTTGTTACTGCTGGTGGGTATCCAGATTCTGTAAGAGTTGTTTTAAACTCATACTTCGGATTCCACTTTAACTCAGATGTGATGTTCTTGAGACCAGAGTCCATGTAACCTTTGTAGGCACTTGACTCTGTTAATTGTTCTCCGACAGTTTTGTATGATTCTTGAGCTTCTACTGCTTCAGTATGTATTGCCTTTGGCTCTACTGCTTTACCAGCTTCTAGCTCATCTTCCATAGCTTTTCTCTCGGCTTCAATTTGTGTGGCTTCTTTTACTTGTGTAACAAGTTCTGCCATCTTCTCATTTCTCTTAGCCCACTCTTCTTTTTTCTCAGAATCGAAATCTACTGCTTCAAATTCTTTGTACTCATTAAGAGTGTTCTCTCTGAGTTCATGGAGTTCCTTCTTTAGCTCATCTAATTTTGGCATAAAGTATTTCTCCTATATTTCTGGGTCATAGCTCTCAGCTAAAACCCTATTTGTTTCCAACAATAATGTCGTGTCATCAATTTCATCTTCTTCATCAACTTTAAGTTCATCTGGAGCTCCCACATCAATGTAAGTACTCAAGTCTTGATATGCTTCTTGCAAAGCATCTTGAAGTTCCATAAGTAGATTTGTTGAATTATCCGACAATGTTTTTTCTTTTTTGAGTCTCAAAGCTGTTAGCTCTTTGAATCTCTTTAGAAGAGCAGACAAATTAGTAAGTAATTGGTCTGTCTCATTTGTTAAAGTTAAACCAGAAGTTCCTTCTGACTTTTCTTTGACACCTACTGTGTATGTGTTTTGATTAGCTCCCACGAGAACTGGGCTAACTTCCCATACTTTTAATTCATTTAGAAATCTTGCTTCTGTGTCCATACCATCTTTGGTAAAAGTACCATTCTCACTATCAACAACTTCATATCCAAATGACCATTGTTGTAGGTCTCCCATTGCTTTGACTGTTTCAAATGCATCACGACCATCTTGAGTATCCATGATGAACTGTCCTTTGAACTTTGCTTTTTCTCCATCTTGAACTATCTCTCCACGACCTATTGGTTTTTTCCAATCGTGAGCCCATACCATTGCAACACCAGCATCTCCATAGCCAGACTTGATTGAGTTTGGCATGACAACATCGCCATCTGAATCTATTTCATTGAATACTGAGAATACAGCTTCTACTTTACCTTCTACTTCATTAGTAGTGGTTATGTCTATTGTTTTAGACTCCCATTTTTCTCTATCCATTTTTATATCCTTCTCTCGTGATAAATTAAAGTACACCGACAGTTTATCACTTCTCCTGCTAAAGCACCATACTTTGAGTCAGAAGGATAATCCATTCGGCTACCACCTATGATAAACTGTTCTTCTTGATTTATCTCAGTTCCATCAGCAATAATGTGTGAGTCTCTTACATTACCATCTCGTACTGTAAGCCACTCTTTTGTAAGTATCAATCCAGTTTGTGTCGCAGATTGACTCATTGCAAAGTTTGATAGTGCAGAACCTTCTGTTCTTGCAATACCCATAGCTCTACCTAAGTTCTTTTTACCAATTACATTAGATATATTTCTTCTAATGTAATCTTCTGCTTTTTTACCAGTAAGACCTAAATCAGCTACTTCATCAAAACTCTTACGCAATGCTCTATTTAGATTATCTTTAGCAGTCCTACTCATATCTGGTAAGAATGTATCAAGTCTATTTTGTACAAATGCTTTTGCTTCTCTATCAAATGCTGTTCTGTTTACTGGTAGTCTTGCTCCACCCCTTCTTCTTGGATAGAAACCATCTTCAACTATTTCTTTTCTAGGTTTTCTTCTTCTTGCTCTTGCAATGCGTTCTTGTTCAGCTGGTGTATAAACAGTATTATCCTTTTCATCTGGCAAAAGATAATCAGTTTGGAAAAATGCAAAGTCAAGACACATAGATTCATATACAGCTTCTAAATCTTCCTTCCACTGTGTAGTTGTTAAATCTATCTGATTATTTACTAATGCTTGTATTCCAACTATTGTTGGTGGATTCTCTGCAAGGAACTTGTTTATTGTTTTTCTTTGACTATCCAGTAAGCCAAAGTATTGTCTTGCTAATGCAAAATCCCAATCTCCAATCAGCTTCTCATAACTTGATTGCACTTCATCTCTTGATTGCTTTGTTCTAAATCTATTTAATCTAACTTGCCACTCAGAGTTTCTGAGTAACTCTCTTCTCTTTACTAACTCTTGTGCTGATTCAAATGCTTTTTCATCTCTGATACGATTTACTTGTCTCTCTGCCCACTTCTGTGCTCTCATGCGATTACTTCTATCTAGGTCTCCACCCCAGAGCAACCAAGCTACTTGACCAGCTGTCATTCTTCCTTCTCCACGCAGATACTCATTTGCTCTTGGAGAATCTAAATCAGATACATGTCTCTTGAACCATGCATTCATTCTTATTACTTTATCTTCAGATATTTGACCATCTCTCATAAGTCTGGCTTCTCTCTTAGTTCTCTCTACTAATCCATCTCCAGCAAACTCAAGATTATCTAAACCACGCTGTGCATTCTTCCGAATGAACTCTGGAACAGTACCAACTTGTTTTCCTTCGAAGGATTTGGAACTCAATGGGTGGTTGCTTGGAAGCAAATCCCTATCGTAAGGTGTCCTTCTGAACTTACCATTGCGTAATGCATATAATAGTCCATTGACTCTTGCTAATGCCCATTGGTCTGCTGAACGAACATTACCCCTTACTGATGCTGGATTTGTTCTGTATGCTCCAATTCCTCTTCTAAAACATGCTTCCAGCATTCGAAAGGTTGCACGATAGCGTGGATTGTCTGCGTTATGTTCTTCTACCTTGTCTCTAAGTATTCGCTCAATTCGAGCAGAAACTTGCTTGTTCTCTTCAGTCCTAAAATCAGCAATTTTTCTAAGTCTGCTAACTTCAATTTCAACATCTCTATCAGTTTCACTATGACCTCCATTCTCTAATATTGCCCATACTCTTATGTTTGCTGTCTCATCTTCTCTATTGAGACTTTTGATAATTCCATTTGCGATGCTTGGTTCTTGTGGTGGTTTAGGTATCGACCAGCTTACTGCATCTCCAATACTTAAATCTTCAAGCTGTGCCATAGGTAGTTCTATTAGCTGGTCTTTGATTATCTTCTAATGCTTGTTCGTATCTTGCATGAGTAGAACAAGGCATATAGACTGTGTTACCATCTCTGTCTATTGTATGAGTTCCTTCACAACCTAACTCTTCTGCTCTACTCTCAGCTTCTTCTTTTGTTGTATAAGTATCTCTTGCAACGATTGCTTTTGGATTTTCACTGAATCTTGATATTTGTTCTAATCTGGCATTTGCTAGTTCTCTTGTTGGGTAACAACCCATATTCCTACCAGACACTTCAGCAATCACACAAAACTGATTACCTATCTTCCTCACTACCTTATCTTCAAATCTCTTTTCTTCGTTCTCTTCCATATCTTCTGTAACAACTTCTTCTGTTTGTTCTTCTGCTTCTTCTGTTTCTTGTTCTGGCATCTCCATGTCTGCTTGTGTTGGTATTACAGAGTTTGATACATAATAAATATCTTGACCTTCGTTAGTTGGTAGTCCGACTTGACTTCTTGCTTCTGCAATAGTTATCCAACCACCTTGAACTCCGATGTTCAGTTTTTCATACATTTCTCTCTCATCAGTCTGCAAAGCTCTTACTTCTGAGAAGTCATACTTTGCAGATACATTCTGATTCTCTGTATAGTCTGGTATCAAAACTTGTTGTGTTAATTCTTCTGCAATCATTCTCCATAATGGAATGAGCTTTTGTTCTGTAAAGAACTCTCTGAGCTCTGATGTATTATTATAAGTTGCTCTCTCAAGTCCAGCACCAAGTCCAGCTAAGATTGCTGGTACTCCAAGCACTGCTGATATTCTCTCTTCTGGAACTCTTCTCAATGCACCAATATCTAAATCTTTTGGAGAGAAAGCTAACTTCTCTACATTCATTGAACCAGATAGAATCAATGGCTTACCTTTGTTTTTGCCACCAACCTTCTGTTGATATGTTCTTGAAATCTGTTCTGCTTCTGTTTCTGTTAGACCATAATCATCTTTTGGTGTAATCAACACTGATGGTACACCAGAGTTTGCAAGTAGAGCTGTTGCCATCTGTCCAGCAGACTCATCTCCATAGATTTCTCTTAATACTGTTTTCAGTGGAGAGTAACCTTTTTTATGGTCTTTTGGGTCAAGTCCTAACTTGAAGTGAACCATGTTCTCATTGTTGATGACCATAGTTCCATCATCTAATTGATATTCATATCTTGTTACTAAACTCTCTTTGTCTCCTTTTGGAGTAACTTGCTCTGGCATCAATGGATATAATGCGACTAACTGTCCAGCTTCATTCTTCATCTTCATCAGATATGCATTACCAGATACATGCATTGCATTGATTATGTATTGTTGAATAACATCTCCAGACATGTAAGGATTAGGTCTACGCATCAACATTGTAAATGGGTGGTTTGCCATAATTTGTTCTTGACCTTCATCATCGGTCAGCATTACTTGTAATGTTGCTTCAGAGAATGATATACCTAAAAGTTGCAGACAAGCTGTAACTGCTGAGTTTGATTCTCCATTCCCAAGACCAGATAAGTTAAAATCTCCAGCAGATGAGTTCCAACCTAGTATGTAAGAAGAATTACCATACACTAAATCGTTTGGGTCATTTCTAAAAAAATTAAATCCAGTAGCTCTCTTGACTTGTCTGTCATCTCTGAATCTACGAGTTCCGAAAACTATATCTCTGAAACTTCTTCTCTCTGCCATCTAATATGCCTTTATTTGTTTCCTTCTTGCAACTTGCAACACTGCGTAAGCCAAACTATCAACTTGGTCATCATGCTCTCCAGATGGGAACTGTAACAACTCCTTCTCCAGTTCAGAATACCATAAACTATCGTTAGCAAAGAATACCATAGATGCTTCCATTTTCGCACTCAATGGCAAAGCTCTCGATAACTTATCTTTATCTGCCTTTAACTTTACTATCGGTAGAGAAGTTTGTCTGCGTATTATCTGAATTAGAGCTAATTGAAACCCAGCAGATTCTATGCCAATCTTTTCTGGTTGCCACTTCTCATTTACTTTTTCGAGCAAACTGATTATCTCTGGTGCTTCTACTTTATCTCTTACGACATCAAGAACATAGATTCTATCCTTCTTATCAATACCTATTGTTGTAGCCACTGTAAAATCAGCAGATGTCTTAGTTGATGTTGCTAAGTCCACAGCTGTTACTATTCGTAAATCTTCTAACCTTACACTATCTACATCAGTTGTCAGATAGACAAAGTCTTTGTAGTTATCATTCTCATCAAACTCTGTTTTCTCTTCTCGATGGTAATACTGAAACCAATCTGCTTTGATAATCCCACCTACTTGGTCTACGAACTTAGCTTCATACTCTTGACTGAACAAGAAGCTACCTAGTTCTTTTTTTGCTTCTACTAGCTCATTCTTATCTATTGTTGGATTATCGTAAGTAGAGAATGTCCATCTCTCCCAATCATCTTTAGCTTCTGCTTCATCATACAATCTCTTAAACCAGTTCTGTACTCCTTTTGGTGTTGATATAAATACAGCAGAACCTAATCTATCTGATAAGGTTGGTCGTAATACTTCCTTCCAAGTCTGTTCTTTAATAAATGCACATTCATCAAGCACAACTAAATCTAATCCAGCACCACGAAGTCTATCTGGTGCATCAGCTGTCTTTACTGTAACTTGACCACCATTACCAGTGTTTATTGTTTTCTCTGATTCTCTTACTTCTAATCCATAAGAATATGCAAAGTATCTTAGTTCTCTCCAACCTTCCAAAGCCATAGCGTAAGTTGGTGCAACCCACCAAGCTCTTTTACCATCTAATGCATAAAGTATGCATAATGCAGTTCCTAATTTTGTTTTACCGAATCTTCTACCAGCAACGACTATCTTGAATCTCTTTTTTGATTTAGCTACTTCAAGTTGTGATTTGTGTAACTTAGGAAGTTCCCATTCAACAATTTTAGTTTTAGAAGTCGTATCCATCTCTTAACCATCTCAACATATCAGAGAACAGTTCTTCTATCTGCTCTGGTGGAATCTGTGATATGAAGTATATAGCTGGTGGTGGCATAGGTATTACATACTGCACAGCTTCTTCAAATGTCTTTTGTGATTCAAGCTCTACATCATAGAGTTGCTCCATCACAATATCTACAAATTCATTATTGATTTGGTCATCAGTCATAATCATCAATATTAGCATCATTGACATTTTCCTGCTGTTCATGTTGCACATGTTGCACATCAAGGTCATCTATGACCCCATCTGGAAGTTCATTTGCTAACTCTCCATCACTAAATCTTATAACATTTACTACATTTTCTTCAGTAGATAAAACTACTTTGCTTGTATCTCCAAACTGTTCTGGGTATCTTTTTTCTAGTAACCATTGCAAAGCTCTTGGGTTTCTATCTTCTTCTCCGATTTCTCTAATTTTTTTGACTGTATCTACTTTGAATGTTGCTTCTATTCTTGTAATCTCATCAAAAAGTTTTTTGTAAATTTCATCTCCACTCTCTGCTTTTTTACTCCAACGATGGTAAGTTGCTCTATCTATTCCAGCGTAAGCACAAGCATCTTGTATATAAGAACCTTGACTAATAGCAAATAACAGTCTCTCTTGCACATCATTATCAAGAATTTTATTTCTTTTTCTTATTCCGAATATGTTTCTATCACTCATCTCTTATCTCCACTGGATTATACATTTGGTACTTCAATGTTAGTTCTTCCCCAGCTTTTATCTTTTGAATTGTTTGTAAATACATTTCATGCCCAACTTCTCTAAGTTTACAGTTTGGTTCTTCAGAATGATTTATAAATCCACCCAATGGAGTTCTGATATATCCATTCAAGTAATCTTTATGCTTGACATGACTAACACCAAGCGTTTTATTTTTATCTATGAACTCTAATGCAAAGAGTCCTAGCCCTTCAATATTACTTTTTTGTATTGTAATGTTCTCTGGCAAAGGTTTGTATTTCATCTTCTGTAAGTTCATCATCAAGGTCATCGAGCAAATAATCATCGAACATTATATTTTATCTTCTTTGATTAGCCACCATGCAAACGCATTTACTCCTACAACCACAAGGATTACAAAGAGAGTGTCCATTATTCTGGTAATGCTTTGCAAATCTGTAAGTATTGATTTACTAAATCATCTGCATCATCAACAAGATTGATTCCTTCTATACGCATATAGTTAAGTTGTTTTATTATTACTTCTTTAAATACAGTGTCATCAATCTCTGCATCTATTGCATCTAATCTTTTAAATCCATCTGGGTAATTCATTCTTCTTCTCCTATTTCTTGTCCATTCAAATCAAGCAGAACTTCATCTTCAGTGATTTTATAAATATCAAATATATCTCTCATTCTTCTTCCTTAACTTCTTCAAACTCAGTATCTATATCATCAAGCTCTACAAACTCTACTTGTGCATTACTAAGATTCAGATGTGGGTACATATTCTTTAGTTCTTGTATTGAATCTAAAACTTCAATGACATCTTTTGCCAACCAAGTTTTTCTCCAAGTACCAGTAACTATTGCTTTTTTAATCATTCCTATCCTTCCAACACTTTGCAGAACTATTCCAATGATGTTCTCCAGACTTATAGAATAGCCAAGAACTCATCTTTAAATTGAAATCTGGGTCTTTTCTGTCTCCATACCACCCAAGTTTCTGTGAAATCCAGTCGTATGTCGAATCATTTATCTGCATCAAACCGACATCAGTTGTGCCATTTGTGTTATATCCGACAGCTTTTGAGCGACCAGATGACTCACAAAACATGATTCTACTAACTTTTATCACATCTTCCTCTCTAAAGTATTTCTGTATCAAGGGTTGCCAGTGTGAGACTGAATTTACTTGGAACTCAATCTTCTTACAATCCTTGTAATCGTAAATGACTTCTGGAGTAACTGGTTGATTAAAAGTTATTAAGCAACTAATTACTGGATAAAGAAGTATCTTCATACTCTTTTAGTCTGTCAATATCTATAATCCCTTTTGGCAAGTTCCTATAAATGATATTGTCATCATTATCCATCAAAAGTAGTCTTACTTTTGTACCATCATTCTCGATAGCTATTCTTTTCATACAAATATTATAAATCAATAATCATTAAATTTATAAAATTTTAAGATTATCCCAACCATTTTTTGACAAAGTAAAGGTCAATACTCCATGAGAAGTAGTCAATCCACTCCTTGCTTCAAGTTCTACTGATGTATCTAACGATGGTGCTTGAAACCATGTTTTACCACGCTCTGTTAAAACTCTTAAATGATGATAGTGTCCAGTAACAAGGTAATCAGATTGTATTCTTCCAGCATGTCCTTGATTCTTCCACCAATTCATAAGTCTGCCTTCTATTCCAGAACCACCAGAAACCATGTGTCCATGATAAAAAGTAATTCTTTTACCTTTTATTTCTAAAGTTAAATGATAATCATCTGGTACGACAGTTTTTACATGCTTGTAACGCTCTCTACCTTCAATTATTTCTCCAACTATTTGAAATATTGCAGTATCAGAACCATCTAATCTTGTCGTTGCAACAGTTGTTTTTCCAGTTCTATATTCTGAATGGTTGCCAATGACAGCTCCAATAACTATTTTTGGTGCTAATCCTAATAATCCATCTAAAACTTCAAGAACCATTTTTCTTGCTAAGTGTTCTTGCTCTGTTCTTGTCAAACTGATGTTAAAATTTTGGTGGTCGAAGAAGCCAAAAGTGCATTCAATAAGGTCGCCTAAACCTATGATGTAAATTTCATCAACTACTTGACCAATCTTTTTAAGATTTTTTATTTCTCTTTTTGCTTTTACAATCGCATTTCTTATGTAATCAATCGTACTATCTACACCCCAATCAGCTCCATACTCTTCTTTTCCAAACTGCCAGTCTGCACAAAAAAACATATATGCTAGTTCTCCAGTGTCTTGTGATACCCTAATTGGTTTTTTCTTTTCAATCTGTCGTTCTAATTTTCTAAAAAATTTATTATGATGTGGGTTTCTTTTCTTGATGATTGCCTTGAATGCATACATATCGACAATCTCTCCACCTTTGATTTGTGTCTGCCAAGTAGAGAATCGTATTTTATCTTCTTCTATATAAAATTCTTTTGAATCGTAACCCCAAGACTCCAGAAGTGAATTGAACTTGAAGTTATCATCATGTGGTTGAACATGAGTAAGCTCTCCAGTGTTAGTACCATAGTCATAATCTATTCGTGGCTTCCAACCACTTGGATAATAATTGTTTCCTAGTTCTTGATTATGCTTGACTTCCTGTTTCTTCTTAATTATTTTTTTAGCTTTTTCAGTCATAGACCTTCAAACATTTGTTCGATGTCAGTCTAATGGAATATCTGGTCGATGGAAGTTTATAAATGGAGCTGAGTAAGGTGTTCAACAAGGTAACCTATTATCTATCGCTAGATGAAAGGAGTATCTACACCTGTCCGAAGTTCTCCTTCGACTCTATTCCTTACTCTTGCTCCTGTTGTTAGCTATTGGTTGTTTGCTTAGAAATTTCTAAACCACAAAATCGGCATTTCTCAATTACATCTAAGTCAATCATGTGGCAACCATCAGTTGCACAATCATGCTTCTTTGGCTCTTGCTCGACATAACTGTCAAGTAATGACCAATGCTTTACTAAAGCATAAGGTGTAAGTGTCATACCTTTAAAGTGCTTTTTATATTGTACTACCCTGCTAGGAATTTCATCTGCTTTTGCACCAGCTTCTCTTAATTGCTTAACACATTTATTCCACCCAGCTCTCTCTGTTTGGGTCTTTGGTGTGTAACCAATAGATTCTGTTAGTGCATTCCATAGAGCTTTTCTATCTTCCAAAGAATGACTATGGTTAGATGACTCTAGTTTGTGGGTCTCTGATGAACTTGGGCTAGGGTCAGATTTGACACTGGGTAGGTCATATATGACACCTTGACTCCTATAAACTGTGTAGAGATTTGAAGTTTGTTCTCCAGTTGCCTTATCAAATCTTTTTTCTGATTTGATAGCTGAGATACTTTTTAGTTCCTTCAAAGCTCTTTTTATAGTTGAATCAGAGACATTGAGTCTCTCTGCAAGTGTTCGTATGCTTGGGAAGCAAGTACCATCTTCTTTATCTGCATAGCGACACAACACTGCATAGACTCTGACAGCTTGTGCCGAAATAGGTGCATCAATGACCCATTCTGGCACAATGCTGAAATATATATCTGACTTTATATAATCCATCTAAAATGGTGGTGCATCATCAAGATTGACTGGAGTGTTCTTTTGTTTCTCAATCAAGTCTTGAAATGTCTGAATAAAGTCAGAAGCATCAGATATAGTCATACTGTTTGTATCAACTTTATCTTTGTACTGTTGCTGTTGCTGAATAGTAAGTTTGTTAAACAGACTGCTCACAAAGCTCTTCTGCTTATCAGAAGCTGGTCTGTCCTTACCACCAGAATAATTACTGCTTCCAGAATCATAAGATGATTCAAAGCCATACTTATCCCACATTGCATCTGCATACTTATAGGTGTAATCCATGATTTCACTCATTTGTATTTTTTCAGCAACACATAATTCGATAGCTCCTTTGAATGCACATTGTGCAACAATCGCTCTATCCTTGCTCATATTTCTTCTCCCTTCTTTTTTTCTGTTCTTCAAATCTGGCATCATACTTATCTTTGTACTTGTTTGGATAAGTATTGTTTCTGATTACTTTATAGTAGTCTCTTGTCCAGATTTTTTTCTTTTCTTTATCAGAGAGATATGGATACAGTGCAACCTTCTCTTCGTTGGTAAGCACTGCCCATTCTCTCCAATGTTTTACTTCAGCTCTCATTTGAAACCAAACGAAGCTGTGTTTGCTTTTCTACTTCACTGGGTAAACTTCTTAGGTAGTAGAAGCATAGACCCTTCTTCTTAGATGGAAGGGTTACAATATCCCAACCATCTCTTCTGAGATTGTGAATAGAAGAACCAAATCTTGAAAAGTTCAAATCATAAATGAACTCTCCATTTGATATTGGTTCTGCATCTCTATACCTTGTCAAAACATATTTAACTTTTTCGTGCTTTGACTTAGCGTAGTCTGGTATTGGTTGTCCTCTAAAGAATACGCTCATTGTTCTAACCTATTCTTTGCCCAACCATCTAACTTGGATTGAACGAACTCATCTGAGTTTGCCCAGTCCTTGATAGTATCTTCTGTCCATATTGGTGTTCGCCCACCAGAAACAGTCCACTCTGGATTTGGTAATCTACCAGCGTGATTCCAACTTCCAATAGTAGCTCTATCTACTCCTAGTAATTGTGCGACTTCTTTGACAGACAGAAGAACTAATTGTTCTGTCATTTTTCTCCTTTGTTTTAGTATTAAATAATAGTATCACAAATCAACGATTAGTAATACCGATTTGCTCATCAGTTGCTCTGACCCAATATGGAATACCATATTCATCTGCAAATCTTTTTTGGTTAGCTCTGTCAAGTTTTCTCTCAGCATGACTAAGAGCAATCCAAGCTCCAAGAAGCGTGAGACTGAATCCGAACAACAATGATGATGCTATAAGCTCATATAATTCCATTGAATAAATAAAATCCATTATCATTCTTCCTCACTCTCTGCACTCATAAGTGGTAATACTTTTGCATACACTCTTACTGTGCCACCTTTGTACAATTCATCACTTCTTACACGAAATGACAAAAGTAGATTTCTTTGTATCAACTTCTTTTTCACATTTGCAAAACCAGTAGTGATACTATCTTTTTGCTTCTTGTAATCTGTTGGTGTACCCATTTTGTTTTGTTCGTAAACGATGTACACCTTGCCAGTGTTAGACACAAGTGTCCTTAAAATAGATTCAGTAAAATACTTTGACTTGATAGCATTTTTATCGAATCCTTGTTTAATCTTTGGAAAAGAACTGCCATCTTCCCAAAGTATTGGTTTGAACTCTCTCATAAGTCCATCTCCCTTCTTGCTTGTTTTTTTAGTTTTTCCATGAACTCAATCTTTGCCAATGCATCTTCATACTCATTTCGTAAGTCTTTAGATTTATCATCATCGACTGAATACATAACCTTTACTTGTCGATTTCTCAATCGAGTATATAAAGATTCTTTTTTCTTGTTGAGATACTTCAGTTGGTCTGTTGCAAAATCCAATAAGTCTTTTGGTGCATCAGCTGATAGTCCATCAACAATATTTTTGGTAGTTACATCTTGATACCCTTTTCTGTAACGCATACGCTCCCATTCTTTTACAGCTTGGTTGTAACGCTCTTTTGAAAACTCAATACCAAGAAGAGCATTAACACCTTGTAGATGCATCAAATATTCTTTTGATGTATTCAAGTGCATTATTTCCTTCTTAGCATTTGGGCAATAGACTGCTCTCCAAATGACACCATTAACTTTACGCTGTTTTATCATGTCTCCCTTGAATAGGTAACGCCAACAAACATCGCATCTGGTGTCAATTTTTGAAGGATATTGAACCCAATCATAACTCTCGTTTGGATTGTAACCTTCATCATCTGTCAGATTAATCTCTGCCATTATTCTCCTTTGTATTTTTTTGTGCGATAACTAGCGTAGCTTTGTGCTACGACAGAATAGTTACCATAGAGCCAATGAGTATTATGTATGTATTAGTACGCATAATAAGGGCAATCCCCATTGACTCTAGCTAATTACTCTTCTTCTTGTAATCTAAGTTTTTCCATCTTCTCTTTGTTCAAAGATAAAATTTTTCTTTGTAGTTTCTCTACTTTGATTTCATCTTCTCTATTCATTCTTTTGTCCTATACTTCAATCTTTTACCATTGAAGATAACTCGACCACGCTTCTTGCTTTTGAGTTTTCTTCTCAATGCTCTGTTCATATCTCAGCTCCATTAGCAAAGTCAGCTAGACATGAATAGCAAAGAGTCATCTTAGAATGTGTCATATCTATAATGTCGCTTGTTAGACCACATTGTGAGCATTCTATTAGAACTCTCTTACTCATTCTTCTTCTCCATGTATTGATTCAGTTTGAACTTCAAACTGACCGACAAGGATATTCTTGTTCTCAACATCTCTCCACTTGTCATACCCAAGCTGAATGTTCTTATCAAACATCTGGCTATATGCTTTGTATGCTTTGTCATAAGAGTCTGCTTCGATTGTGAACTCCACTGTGAAGTTCTCTTTAAATGTGTATCTATCAGACATAGCTCTCCACAATGTCAATCTTTAGATACTTTACTGTTTGTGCAAGGTCGAAATGTTTGTTCTTGACTTTTGTGTCAATCAAGCAATCGATTATCTGCTTACAGTATTCTGCATCTGACCATATCTCATCGCTCTCTGGCATTGATGGTGCATCTGCATATCTATCAACGATTTCTTTTGAAATCATTTCTTTTATTTCTTCCATAGTTTCTCCTTTAGTTTTTAGTGATACATAAGTATCTATCTACCCACCGAGTAGATGGGCAGTTAGATAATTACTTATCTAAGTTATTGATTAATGTTTTTATATCTCTTGATATTTCCCATTTTTCATAATTGATTTGGTTAGCTGGGTTGATTTCCTTCCACAATGACATATCAATGTTTCTTTGAATGTATTTCAAAGACAATACAATCAACTCTATGTCTATTTCTTTTTTCATTTTTTCTCCTTTAGTTTTTAGTGATACATAAGTATCTATCTGCTCTCCAGTAGAGAGCAGTTAGATAATTACTTATTTGTTGTAATTGTAAGCTGAATATGTGTGAATGACACTATCATCAAATCTATCCTTTGAAGGTTGTTTGTCATCAACATGTATATCAGCATCATCATCATCAGCATCAACTAGAGTCAATGTGATTTTGTACTTTGCACCATCAAGTTTTGGAAAATGCATTAGACCCAAACCATTAAATCCATCATAATAAACTGGATTATCATTTAGGTCTATATACTTATGTCCAAAGTGATTTGGCTTGATTGGGTGGAAGTCTCCATCATATTTGAAATGTGGAACTCCACTGTCATCAACATAGATTGGTTTTCTGACTGTTGCATCAGTTTTCCATTGCCATGCGTTGTAGCTTTTCACTAATTGCTTTTTTGGTATGTATGCATAATATTTTGTTTTCTTCATTTTGTTTTCTCCTTTTTGTTTTTTGTATTGATACTTGTATAAGTATCTATCTGCTCTCCAGTAGAGAGCAGTTAGATAATTACTAACTTAGTTTTCTCTCAAGTTCATAAGCAATCAAAGCAACATTGATTACATTTTCTTCAACAGCTTTAACCAATGTGTGATTGGTTGCAATTAAATTTAAAGCAAAAGCAATGTCTCTTACAACTGATTCATCACTGCTTGTGATTGCTTTAAGTTCTTCTCTAATTTGTACTTTGTTCATTTTTTTCTCCTTAGTTTTTAGTAGGAACTGATTGTTCCAATCTGCCCACCATAAGATGAGCAGTTTGCAAAAATCTTTTTTTCCTTGAGACCCTTTTTCTTTGGGTGCTTGGCTTTGCCTTTTCCCAACTCTCCAGATTTCTCTGTCTAGTCTCTGCTGAAGGTGGAGAACCTTGAATTCTGATTGTGTTCTCAATGCTTCAATACTATT